AATAAAATGGCAAACATTAACGACTTCAAAGCTAAACTTGCAGGTGGCGGCGCTAGAGCCAATCAGTTTAAGGTAACAATGCCTTTTCCTGGTTACTCGCAAGTTGGTGGAGAAATAGAAGAGTTAGCATTCTTATGTAAAACTACACAATTGCCGTCAATGACTATACCGTCATTCACGGTACCTTTTAGAGGTAGACAAATTAAGATTGCTGGCGATAGAACATATGCTGATTGGACAATTAGTGTACTAAATGATACAAATTTCAAATTAAGAAACGCATTTGAAAGATGGTCAAATGGTATAAACAATGCGACAGATGGTGAAGGATTAACAAATCCTGCTGACTATCAAGTTGACGCATTTGTTGACCAGTTAGATAGAAACGGTGCAACTATTAAGTCGTACACTTTACGAGGTGCTTTCCCGACTGAAATAGCTGCTATTGAGTTGGCATACGACCAAAATGACGCCATAGAAGAATTTGGTGTTACTTTTGCGTATCAATACTTTGAAAGCAATACTACTACATAGTATATAAATATTAGTAGTAATTACAAAGGAATAATATTATGGCTGATTTATTTGGATTTTCTATCACTCGTATTAAAAAGACGGCGGATCCAAAACAAAGCTTTACACAACCTCAAGCGGATGATGGTACACAAACCATCGCCGCTGGGGGTTATTTTGGTCAATACCTTGACATGGAGGGACAGGCCAAAACAGAGCAAGACTTAATCCGAAGATATAGAGAAATAGCATTACACCCCGAATGTGATATGGCGATAGAGGATATTGTCAATGAAGCAGTTGTGGCTAACGAATTAAAGGATGCTATTAGACTTAAATTGGATAATGTCCCATTTGGTGGTGAAGTTAGACGAAAGATAGAAGACGAATTTCAAGAAGTATTAAGATTAATAAATTTTAATACAAAAGGACACGACATATTTAGAAGATGGTATGTTGATGGTAGAATGTATTACCATAAAGTGATTGATAGGGAATCACCAAGAAAAGGTATTACAGAGTTAAGATACATAGACCCTAGAAAAATTAAAAAAGTAAGAGAAGTTAGAAAGAAAAGACCTGACGGTCCAACACCACACGGACTTTCTATCGTTGACGAATTTCAAGAATATTATTTGTACAATGAAAAAGGTGTAGCAGGCACAACATCTGGTGGAATTAAAATTGCTCCAGATACTATAGCTTATGTGCCTTCAGGAATGATTGACCAAAATAAAAATATGGTTTTATCATATTTACATAAAGCAATCAAACCTGTAAATCAATTAAGAATGATAGAAGACGCTACGGTAATTTATAGAATTGCTAGAGCGCCTGAAAGAAGAATATTTAAGATTGATGTAGGTAATTTACCTAAAGTAAAAGCTGAACAATACTTACGAGATGTTATGGCAAGATACAGAAATAAACTTGTTTATGACGCCTCTACTGGTGAAATCAGAGATGATAGAAACTATATGAGTATGTTAGAAGACTTTTGGTTACCAAGTAGAGAAGGTGGTAGAGGTACAGATATTACTACACTACCAGGCGGACAAAATCTTGGTGAAATAAATGATATAGAATATTTTAGAGCAAAACTATATCGTTCTTTAAATGTTCCTGCTAGTAGATTAGAAGCGAGTCAAGGTTTTAATCTTGGTCGTTCAACTGAAATTACTAGAGATGAACTTAAATTTACTAAATTTGTTCAGAGATTAAGAAAAAAATTTACTGAACTATTTAATGATATAATGAAAACACAACTAATCTTAAAGGCTGTAATTACAGACGAAGATTGGCACCTATTAAGAGACCATATTCAATATGATTTCTTACAAGACGGACACTTTGCAGAATTAAAAGAGTCTGAAATGTTAATGGAAAGATTGAGAGTTGCCGATTCTATGAGAGATTATGTTGGTAAATATTTCTCTGTTGAGTATGTAAGAAAGAATGTATTACGACAAACAGATAGAGATATTGAGAAGATTAACAAACAAATTAAAAAAGAAATTGATGACGGTATTATCGCTATGCCAGACGCAGGCGAATTTACAAGAGAAGTCAAATAGGAGAAAATAAATGAGTGAACATATAAAAAAATTTATTGATAACTTAGCAGGCGGAAAAAACGCTGACGCAGGCGAAGCTTTTAAAGACGCTTTAAGAGCTAAGGTTGCAGACTCTTTAGACAAACAAAGAGTTGATGTTGCAGGTAAAATATTTAATGGAGTAGAGCCAATGGCTCATAGCGACCCTAAACCTGTTGTAACAGACCCAGCACCTGAAACTGAAACAGTTATGGATACGCAAGGCAATGAAGTACAATTTACAGATAATGGTAACGAACAACCAGCACCTGAATCTGAAGTACCAGCAGAGGCGCCAGCAAATGATGAAAGTCAGCCAACTACTTAAACCAAATGTAGTTGACACTACGGTTTTTAATCAGTTGCCACCTAAACATAAAGAAGTGGTAAATGATTTTTACAATCAGGTAGAAAAATCTGATGGTAATATAATTGATAGAGTTGAAACTACAATTGACAAAGTTGCAACTAAACATAATGTAAGTACAAATGTAATGTATAATTACATTGATAAAGAAACAGGAGTATAAACATGGCGTGGGTAGATGTACCAGGTTCAAGCAATGTGTGGCAATATGAAAATACTGCTACAGCAGCTAATACATATTCGGACTCTGGCGCCGGAGCAAACTCGGCGTTTTCTGGTGGTGTAAGAACTTATACTAAACCAGGTGGTGGTACGGTAAAAGTTTATGCTAGAACAAGAAAAAAAGGTGAAACAACTGAGCGTGGTGAATTAAGTAAAACTTATTATGACAATCAGTAATACAAATTTAGTTGATGATAGTTTTAAGGTAATTAATAAAATTACTGGTGCTCGTAATGAAGATGAGAAGTTAATAGAATTAGATAACTTAAAAGGTTCTACTAATGAATCAGAGATATCAATTGCTAATGTTTACTATGAAGTTGAAGGCACAGGCACGGTAAAATTGCAATTTGGTGACGAAAAAGAATTAAGTATGGTAGGCATAGACAACTATGGTCTAAAACCTACTGAAACAAAAATAAAAGGAGCAGGCGACATTAAGATTTTAACAGACGCAAATGTGAATAAGTTTAGTCTAATGTTAGAATGCCATAAAGAAACAGGATTTAGTAATGGCTGATACGGTAACAACACAAACAATAGCAGATACCTCTGGTGTAAAATTTGTAGCTAAACTTACAAACTTTTCAGATGGTACTGGAGAAACTTTAGTTAAAAAAATAGACGCTTCAGAGGTCACATTTATGACCGAAGACGCAAATAGAAAGATATCAAGAGTATGGTATTCAATTAACACTGCTAACGCTAAATCGGGTGTAGAGATTTTGTGGGACGGAGATACTAATGCTACTGCCATGTTAATGGGTGGTAATGGTTATTTTGATTTAAGAACAGCTGGTAATGAGATACCAAACAATGCAGATACACCAACTGGAGATGTTTTATTATCTACTAAAAACTTTGCTTTAGGTGATAACTATACAATTATTATAGAGTTTAGGTAGAAAAACCTTATAAATAGTACAGAGAGAAAAAAATGAAACTAATATCTGAAGAAATTTCAAACGCAGAAATGCTGGTTGAAGAGACCAACGGAAAAAAGAATTACAAAATTAAAGGTGTCTTTTTACAATCTGATATCAAAAATAGAAATGGAAGAATATATGAAAGTGATATCCTTACAAAAGAAGTAAAAAGATATAATGAAGAATTTATCAATAAAAAAAGAGCGTTCGGTGAGTTAGGCCATCCAGATGGTCCAACGGTAAACTTGGAAAGAGTATCACATATGATTACCAAGTTAGCACCTGAAGGCAAAAATTTTATTGGTGAAGCAAAAATCATGGACACTCCATACGGTAAGATTGTAAAAGGTCTTATTGATGAAGGCGCTCAACTAGGAGTATCTTCAAGAGGTATGGGTTCTTTGGTTCAAAAAGGTGGTGCAAACTATGTAGGTAAAGACTTCTACTTAGCTACAGCCGCCGACATTGTTGCAGACCCTAGCGCTCCAGACGCTTTCGTAGAAGGCATTATGGAAAATAAAGAGTGGGTATGGGACAATGGTGTTATAAAAGCACAGGATATTGAAGAATATAAAGAGCATATTCAAGAAGCAAAACGATTGAAATTGGCAGAAGCTAAGGCCAATGTGTTTAAATCGTTTCTTGAAAAACTTTAATTGTATAAATATCTATTAATAAGAGAAAAATAACTAGTTATTTTAAAAAGGAGATTTCTCAAATGGCCGATACAGAAAAAAAGTTAGAGGCGTTAGAGCAAGAGGCAGTAGCTGAGGCAAGTACAAATCCTCAAGCGGATGCTCCTAAAAAAAATGCTGTAGCGGCTGAGCCGAACCATCTGAAAAACGATGCCGAGGACCTTGGCGCAGCTGTTGTTAAACCAACAGACAGCAATCCTGACGCAACTAAAAAAATCAAACAAGTTTCTGGCGATGCTCAACAAAAATCGCAAGGTGCTGCTGACGCTATGCCAAAATTGGCAGGTCACAACACTAAGCTAGAGAGTACAGAAGCTGAAGAGAGTTCGGAAGAAATCAAAGAAGGCGAAATGCCTAAAGCAGCTCTTGACGCATTAAAAAAACATAAAGAAAAATCTGAAGACAAAGAGTCCGAAGATAAGAAAGATGTTAAAGATGTTAAAGAGATGGATATGCCAAAAGATGACAAGAAAAAAATGGAACCAGTTAAAGCAGGTTACATGAAATCATCTTACAAAATGAAAAAAGAAGAAACTGACGAACATATCAATGCTTTGGTAGCTGGACAAGATGACTTATCCGAAGAATTTAAAACTAAAGCTGCAACCGTTTTTGAATCAGCAGTAAACTCTAAAGTAAAAGAGATTGCTGAAATCATGGAAGCAGATTACAATAACCAAATAGAGCAAGATAGTGCGAAAGCCAAAGAAGAGTTAACTGAAAAAGTTGACAGCTACTTATCTTATGTTGTTGAAGAGTGGATGAAAGAAAACGAAATCGCTCTTGAAAGAGGCATAAAAGGTGAAATAGCTGAAGACTTTATTACAGGTCTTAAAAAACTTTTCGCTGAACACTACATTGATGTTCCTGATGACAAGTACAATGTACTTGAAGACCAAGCTTCTAAAATAGAAGATTTGGAAAAGAAACTCAATGAGCAGATTGAAAAAAATGTTGAATTAAACAAGGACAATGCAGAGAAGACAAGAAACGAAATCATGTCTGAAGTTGCAAGCGACCTTGCTGATACAGCAAAAGAAAAATTTGCTAAACTTGCAGAAGAAATTGAATGGTCAGACGCAGACTCTTTCAAGAAAAAATGTGAAACTATTAAAGAGTCATATTTTGGAAAGAAAGAAGAAGTGAAAGACAAATTAGATGATGTGGCGGCTGGTGATGAATCAAATGTTGATTTATCTCAAGCTATGGCTGCTTACACTGCCGCTATAAGCAAAACTAAAGATATAAAAATATCATAGTTTAATACGGAAAAAGGGAGAAAATAAAATGTACTTATCCGAAACACACGAAAAAAAATGGCAGCCTGTGTTAGAACACCCTGATTTACCAGAAATCAAGGATTCTTACAGACGAGCCGTTACATCAGTTATCTTGGAAAACCAAGAAAGAGCTGCTAAGGAAGACCAAGCTTTTATATCAGAAGCTGCGCCTACAAACGCAACTGGTTCAAACATTGCTAATTGGGATCCAATCCTAATCAGTCTTGTTAGAAGAGCTATGCCTAACCTTATCGCTTACGATATCGCTGGTGTTCAACCAATGACTGGTCCGACAGGACTTATATTTGCTATGAGAAGCAGATATACAAATCAAACTGGTGCTGAAGCAATGTTTGACGAAGCTGATACAGATTTTTCTGGCAGAAATGCTGCTGGTTCATCTGTTGATGGTTATTCTTCAACTGCTCACTCTGGTTCACCAAACAATAACCCAGGTGCTCTAAACGACTCACCATCTGCTGGTACTTTCACAAAAGGTACAGCAATGACTACAGCTGCGGCTGAGGCATTAGGTGACGCTTCTGGAAATGCTTTTGCTGAGATGGCATTCTCAATTGAGAAATCAACTGTTACTGCTAAATCAAGAGCTCTTAAAGCAGAGTACAC